TGCATAAACTCTTAAGTCCGTTTCGAGATTCAATATCTCATTCAAAATACTCGTTGCTCCCTGTGCTCGGTATATCTCATACGCCTCATCTGAGCGGTGCAAATCCTTCTCCCTCTTTTCCAAGAGGGACTCAAGCCACCTACTGAATAGGACCCCCTCCTCCTCCAGGAGCCATCTGAGGAGGGAGCTGTGGCGGCTGAGGAGGACCTGCCGCGGGCTGAGCGGGGGCTTGTTGGGGAGGCTGCTGCTGCTGTCCATTGGGCGGGGCTCCTATCGCTGCTGCTCTGGCTTTCTTCAGTGGGTCCGGTATCAGTCGATCCACGTCATCGTGGTCGAAGTGCTTTAGAATCCCTTTCATTAGGTAGTTGGAGGCGTCGATAATCTGTAGGCTATATTCTTTTACCTGAGGAGGAATCGCGCCCTGATTGAGTTGCATAAGCAACTGAGAGATCATCGAATAGTGCTTCGCAACGATCTGCGATAGCATAATATCATTTTGCTTCTCTACTTCTTTGTTTACCGAGGCGGAGGAGGCATACACAGGAATCCCCATCTTCCTCTCTACCAACATCCTCAGAGCTTTCTTAATAATCTCCCCTCGTTCTCCGAACAATTTGTAGCGCTCCGTACAGAACGTACTCCCTGCTCCGAGTTCATGATATTGCCGGGTAACGATTCTACCCAGTCGAACATGCGCATCTCGGATGTCTGAGAGAGTAAGGTCACTTCTTCTATTTCCCTCTTGCAGAAGAGAGAGTGTGCCCATTGCTGAGTACACGCCACGCTTACCTGACATGGTGCCGGCCCCGAAACCTTGCTGGGGTGGAGATACTCCAGATCGACGCTCGGCAAGTTCAAGAGTGAGTCTTTCCTCATCCATATTAGTCGAGCTAATCTCCCCATGAGCCATAGGCTCAATCTCGCCTTCTTCAGCAGGGAGCATTGCTGATGGATAGATACGATAACCTTGATGCAGCTTGCTTTCTGGGGAGACTCTCCAAACTCTGGTATTGGCGACTGTTTGGTTGTCGTTCCTTCCATTATGTTTTTCACTGGCTTCCTCCTGGAAATACCAGAGAATCTCCGCAAAGCCCATGCCGTGATACATGTCATCTTTTCGGCCGAGCCGCGCACCGACATACCATTCGTCCTTGAAATTATCGTATAGGACCCGAAGGATCTTTCTCGATTTCTTGTGGTAAGATACCACCATCTTCGGCGCAAACGCATCGTCCTCATAGCGCCACTGAACCATACACTCAAATACATCCCACTCTGGTTGGGCGACATTCCCAGGAGTGACGCCGGCATCTTGCTGTGTCTGCTTTTGAGTCTCCCGAGGAGAAGTCCTATCCGGCATCCCAAGAACGGCGTCCACCGCCTCTTTGTCATAGACTCCGGAATAACGACGCTCAAGAAGCTGCCATCGTAGCATCGGCTTCCGATGGTACTTAATATCCGCGTCCTCTAGGGACTTAGCCGAGGCGGGGATACCGAAGGTGTCAAAGGGTAGTTTCTCAGGCCGCGGTCCTTCGTATATCGTTTCCTCTACGAAGTCTTTCTTATTCGCCTCATACGGTTTGAGGGCATCCCCGAGGCTAGTCGGCAACAACATGGAGCGTAGCTTCTTCTCCCAGGGACACTTAATCGTAGAGGTCCCGTATTTAATGCACTCCAGGAAGTATTCGTTGTAGACTCGATACAGGTCCAGCTCCTGTGGCTCAATCCCAACATACTTCAGATACTCCTGAAGAGCCTCCTTGAGATCCCCAACCTCCTCCTCCGTACCCCACTTTCCATATATACTCGTTTGAAACAACGGATCCGTCTTGAAGATCCCCGACATAATCCTGGCGTGCAAGGTATCAGCGTGTATCGCTATGATAGGAATAACTAGGTTGCTCGCGTTTTGAAACGGGAACATTCTAGTTTCCTCACGCGGAGTCGCATCATACCCTGCACGCCACTTGGGATACTTATTATGCCACAAGTCACTACTCCCGGACTCGATAGCCTGTATCCTACTATCAAGGTGACGAGCCAGCGCCTCCTCCTTATACGGAGGCAGCTTCGCGACTTGTAGTATATTCGACATCTTACTCGAAGGCGTTTAGAAAGTCCGCGAGCCCGCTTGTAATAGCTGCGGCAGCACTAGCTGCGAGAGTGGGGTTCTTAATCTTCGGAGAGCCGGGGAGGTTATTCTCCACATACGTAGTCAAGAGAGCCTGCACTCCCGGAGCTACCGCTGCCAGCTTCGCTGAGCCCGATTTCGCCCCTTCCGCGGCCTTGATAAGAGCCTCCCCCTGCACGACTAGGTTTGGAAGGGCATTCAAATCCCCAACCACCCTCGTTACAGTTGTATTCCCCGGTGTAGCCTGGATAGCAAGCTGGCCAAGGCCGAGGAGGATAGGAAGGTACTTCAGAGCATCCAGACCAATTTTCTTAAGCCACGTCATTAAAACCTCCAATGATAAGGTGAACCACCGATAACGCCAAAGAGCATCAACAAGATGATAACCAAGACAACCGTACCGAGTCCCCAACCATACCCTCGATACGCTCCATCGTTATAATAGCTACCACCACCCACGCCGAAGAGCAAGAGCAAAACAAGTATCAATAGCAACATATCCTACGCTCCCTTCTTTCCCGAGGAATCGACCTCCACCACCGCCTTCTCCACCCCGTGCTGAGCATTAATTGTATTCACCGCCGAGGCGAAGTTGGGACTCGATTCGATCCTCGTACTCTGGGCCCGACTGATATTCGCTGCCAACACATTGAAGAAAGAGAACCAAAACCGATATAGGGTGCTTGACGCCGCGGTCGGGGCCGGAAGGGCACTAATAAACGCCGACCATACATACCCTGCTCCGAGCGTACAAAGCACCTGATGATCTGTAAAAAACTGTGTGACAGTCTCCACTTGCATCTCCTAGTGTATGGGTGTGGAATAGGGCTGTCCCACCAATGCTGCCCCCCTTTGATTTTCTTGCAACATCTTCATATTCATCTCATACGAATATGGAAGCTTAATCATCTGTGGAGTATATGCGAGTGCGTCCAGGATGTCGACGTACCGACCCCTGGGAAACGTAGTGTATTCTCCAAGGAAGTCTTGGTGCCGTCGTTGTATGAAGAACTTACCTGATTCGAATATCGGAGCAAGTACGTTACGGATTCGCCATTCTTTCTTTCTTGTAAGTTCCCCATCCGGTCCCTCCACTTCTCCCTTTAGATCGACTATCTTTAGGCTACGACCTTCCAAGCGATTCATTACGTCGATGTGGTATGCGAGGTATTTTTGACTTGCGACTGTCTCGAGCCCAAATTTGCGGAGCTTCCACTGCGCCGCCCTCGCGTAGATTTCCTTGATATACGCATCATAACCGATACCTTGCGCCCAAGAATCGAGAAGGTAATAGTAGCCGTCCGCCGATTGGCCAACGACCACAATGCTGTGACGGCAACGGCCCAGACCGCTGTTACCGCTATGATTAGGATCGCTTGCCATAACGATATTAAGATTTGCGACACGGGAATCAGGGCGAACAACTCCATTCTGCACCTCGTGCTTTATAAAGAGCCGTCCCTGCGGATCCTTATCTAGCGAGAAGAAGCCAAGCCACTCTTGCTTGAAGTCTGCGTTCTCAGGGGCAGCGGGGTTGTTGAGGAACTGACAGGAGAAATGGTAGTTACCGAGGCGCTCTTTGAGCCGTAGGAGTTTGTTAAAGTCAAATTCTTCGGGGAAGATAGGTGTATCTGGCGGGTGGAGATTACAGCACCCACCAAGAGCAGAGTGATTAACGATATTAAACCAAACCTCATTCTCTCGTATATGAGCATCCAGGTCAGTATAAGACCACCGATTCCCAACAATAAACTCATCGTTCTCGTGTGTCGCGTCATCGGGATTTTCAAACACTCCTACTAGTAGTTTGTGATAATCGATGGTTTTTTCCATCAATGATACTGATTCTAGAGCCTTTTTACCAACCAAGTCGTCCTGAATACAAAGGCCGTCATAGTGACGAGATTGAAGGGCACCCCCTACACCGATAAAATCGAACGTGCCCTCTCCGTGCGCGTCGGAGCCACGGGAGCGCTTGTGGTGAAGAGAATACGAGGTCCATGTCTCAGAGGTACCAGGGAGGATCTCAGGAAAGTGCGTACGGAAGATGGCGTTTGAGGTGTAATGACCGGAGATGCGCGAACCAAGTTTAGATGCATTGGTTATGTTCTCGGTGACAAGGAGGTTGCGGGAATCACGACGGTGGGCTGCCCGCATGTATCGAATAAACTCATCCCCATAACCGAGTTTGCGAAATCCGTCCTCGTCTTGGGAGTTGAAGGGGAGGACACGCCACATTGGGAATCCTTCGGAGCAGATAGTGCTTTTGAAGTGATCTCGGGGCAGCTCATACACATCTTTGATATGCTCCCTCTCGAGAGACCTACACCAGGGAAGGTGCAGCTTCTCTGTCAGGCGTTTGCGATTAAGTATCGTAGAGATAAAATAGTAGAGGCTCCCAAGCGCATTCAAGCGCGAGAGCCTCATCTTCTCCGCCGAGGGGAGGGCCGGGTCGATACTGACGACTTGGAACCTTTGGCTTATTACCGATCCTTCTTACGCTTCTCTGGAATCGACTTGGACGCCTTTGATTGCGTTAGCGGCCAGTTTCTCTTCGATTTCTTCTTCTTTCCTTTGGGATGCTCCTCGTGTTCGTCCTTCATTATACCTTCCCCTTATCCCCGATAGGGGCCGCAGGTGCAGTCACGGTAGGTGTATTCACAGGTTTGGGGCCTGTAGTTACGGGAGGCTTCGGATCCACTGGCGCCACTACGGGAGGCTTTGTTACGGGAGTGTTTGCTGCCTGTTTGCCAAGCTGAGGAGTCTGTGTCGAGGCTCGCAGCGCAGCTATAGCTGCCTCAATCTCCGAGACTGGGTGGTGATCACACGCGACGTGCTCGCCGCTAGTCTTCTCCCACTTATCCCGAGTCGAGCCCATACCGCAGACTACGCAAGATTTCTCAACGGCCATGTTTAATTCACCTTTTCCTTTTCAGCGGTTGCGGCGGTGTAAGATGCCGCGACGCTATTCGCCTTATTTACCACTGAGTCTAGTACATTGACTGGGAGCTCTTCCGTCGGCTTCGCATCCTCGTCTACTCGGAGTGTTTTATCCGGATCCCGATCGAGGATCTCCTTCGCTGCTGTAAGACAGGCTTTAAGATCGCGTCGTTGATTCACGGCGTCTATCAATCCCCTGACGGCGCATGGTACAGCGCGTCGTAGTTCGTTCTTAAGTAAGTGCGCGCGGCCAGCCATGCTCTCATCTAGCTTAGTAATCTGACCTGTGAAGACCGCTTGCTCCTCATCTTTGTATTCTTGCGTGAGCATGAGTTGAGCTAGGGATTGATACGACATCCCCATCAGGTCCGCGATCTTCCTGTCAGAGATGCCACACACTCGGTACCGAGCTATCTGAGGAATGCGTATATTCGTCTTTGCGTAGTTTCGGCTTGGCATGGTCGCTAGCTTGCGCCTACGGCGGGGCGTTGTCAAGATAAATAATTGAGCTCGTATCTTCTTTCCTACCAACAAGATACAATAAATAATTACCGATTCCCACTAAACCAAGGCTCGCACGGCGCTGCAAATAAAACCACTAACTCTGTTAGCGGTAATGTCACAGCGACTTACTTGCGAAGCACAGATAGGTCTGTGATACCGATCAAGTCTATGGAAACTGGAAAATTTTTCGCGGTGGTTATACATACTCATACTCGACTTCATATTTTGAGGCCGGGTGGGTTCGGCTATCTCGTTTGTTTTGTTGCGGTGAATGCGTGCTACACTATATATGTAAGTTGGGTACGATAAGTAAACGGTACCCTAGCTGGTAGGTCGGTGTAGGTGGCGGGTGTGGTACAAGCTCCGCCCAGCGGGTTGTATACCCTTTGGCGCCGATGTCAGTAAGGCAATAGCCATAGTTAGTGTCATAGTGGAGGTGTCGCTATGACAACTAAATACAACGTAGTGTTGGTGAATAACGACGGGCGTCGTGTAGTTGAGACAACGGTCGTTGGTTTGGGGAAGGATGACAAACTTGCGCGCGCTGATGCAATGAGGCAAGCGCGAAGCTTCCTGCGAAACCTACACTATAAACTAGAAGCGCGCAGCTGACACCTGCGCTATGACACTAACTAGTTCTTATCCCTACTCTGCGTCTCTCTATCTTTTAATCAAATCTCTATAGGAGGAGATATGAGCGACGTGGAAACGAAAGATGTAGTCAAGGATGATCTCGTTGTGAGGGAATATACCGAGGACGAGCTTACAAGAACGTTTACCATCAGCGTAGAAGCATACAAAATACTGATGGAAGTCGTGGACGAAGCAGATTCTCGCGGCCTGAATAGCAGCGCTCAGTTCTGGTTGGAGCGACTCACACGCCAACACGCGAAGGTAACGATGGGACTATGGAAAAAAGCGGACGACGTCTCTATTTTTACTCAAGCGCAACGTGGAAGCAAATCCGCGCAAGTTGCTTTGCTTGCGTCGTTGGGAATCAAAGGCGAAGATGCAAAAGAGTTGTTGAAAAAGATCGGGAAGTAAGTATACTTTTGGGAAACAAAGGGAGACGCAGAATAGGGATAAGGACACTAACAGTGTGTGGAGCATAAAAGGAATAAACCTTTTAGAATCAATACGAACTGTGTGTGGAGAATCAACACCCACACAGGGGGGTATGGCTTTTGAATAAAAGGTTTTTTTTATTTTTTTTTTCTGACTCCAAACTCCTGAATTGCGAATTTAGGCTCGCTGAAATATGCCATGCCCCGGTGTGTGGGTGTTGTTACTGCACACACGGGTGTTTGTTGCAAACAAAGCACTTAGCACCTAGTACTGGGTCTTGCATAGCCGTGTGCTAGTAAGCTAAAATGCCCTAGTGGCATTCCCAGTCACTAGGAGGCACCATGTCGTTAACGAAGATGTACCGAGGCAAGCCGGGAGATGAGTGTCAGTGTGGACGACGCAAGTCTATTAGGCATTGTCCCGCTTTGAGATGTGGCTCGTTTAAGATATATGCACCGAGGCCGGAGATTATAGGCGATAAGGCGGTGCAACGATTTAAGTGTATTCGTTGTGGACATCGCTTTACGGATGCGGAAACGGAGTTTTGTCTCGCACCGTTTGTGGAGACGAATTCACACGCTGCGCAACGTCAATTAAAGATAATGAACGCCGCGATCGCTGACGGCCATCCGTTGACAGATAAGGAAACACTTATCAAGCGGGGAGTTGACAGCATATTGAAAAACAATCCTGAGCTTGATGGGGCTGAAATCACTCTCACAGCGGATGAGGATCGTGCTGCTCGTCTTGATTGGGCGAATCGAAAGATTGAAGGTAGATATCATACAGAGACGAAAGAAGAATGGCTGGATAAAACACTCGCAGATAAGCGAAGAATGTATGAAGCTGCGAAACAGCCTCAAAGAGTTTTGAAGAATGAGAATGATATTTATCTGTCGTCTTATTTTGAGGAGGAGACAGGTACAGTAGAGGAGGAAACAAATGCAACAAATAAACCGCCTAAGGCAGAGTCGTAGTCGCTTGCTATTCAACGACGCGATCTCTACCATCAAACAGGAACATCGCGAACAAGTTCAGCGTGTAAAGGAGCTTACGAATGAAGACATTGTTGTTCAACCTCGCTTTGTTACTCAGTCTCTTTTTGATCGCTATGTTGCTTACGTCCGGGAACATACTACTGAGCTTAGTTGTCACCATCATAAGTTTTATTGGCATCTTTGCATGGGCTGTATGCGTGGTCGCAAGCAGGCCGATGCCTACCTTCGGTACTACCAAGAGAGGATCCAAAAAGTCTTAGCGACGATGGAGGTTAAATGAACACTGAGTTAATCGAAGAGAGGAAATATCATCAGAATTCGGATGCGGATTGCCTTCTCAATGTGGCGATGGTCCTGAGAAATATCGCACACAAGCTAGAGACGAATGAGAAGCTAGCGAAGGAGTTGTGGCCTACAACGAGGACGTGGTTCAAAATCGAAGCGGATCGCTTGCTTGAGATTAAGGATAGGTGGGTTGAGAGTCGGGAGTAAGTAACCTCCCGTGTGTATTCTCGGTATAGTAGCCAAAAGAGAAGATTGAGTCTGCTCTGCTATGGTGAGAATACACACTGGAGGTTATTTGGTATGCTCTTTGTCTTTAATGATGTAAATATCCTCTGCTTCGCATTCTATATTCGAATGGGTTGGTTTCTCGCTTCGCTATTGAGGCAACACTATTTGCTAGTCTTAGAAGGCAAGGATGATGTACAGGAGATAGAGTTATGACAGCTGAGCAATTTGTATGCCTCAATTGCCTCTCGGTTGGTGAGCTAAACCAACACGGACGATGCGGTACTTGCGATAGCGACAGCGTATTGTCTCGCGAGCGTATAGTCAGTGCTTCGCAGACTCCTCGACAAACACCGAAAGACGCCAGTGTACACGGATACCTAGTCACACATCCGTCGGGATTCGAGACGTTTGTATCCCATACAAACAGAGCAATCGCATACAACGAATGCGCCGATCCCCTGACAAAGTGGTACGTCTCAGCGGGGATGGAAGTGGACCCAGCTACGCTAACCATGAAGGCGATGACGCGTAACGAATATATTGATTGGATAAAGAGAGAGCGGTCGTAGCAATGAGCAAGTCTGATTTAGTTTTCTATGCTATCTATTTTATCGGATTCGCCATCTATCTCGTATTGTTCGGAATCATGGCGTATGAGTTGTGGCGATATTAGCTGAAAGGAAAAAGAGGTGCGAGCTATGACACTGGTATGTCCCATCTGTAACAACACACACTTCGTGTGTGATAAGTGCAAAGCAATGTGTCCTTCTTCGAAGATTGCCGTTGATGTCGGGAGTGGACATAACTACAAAGCCGGTGATATAGTGTATGGTTGCCTAAATCACCAGTGTCCCGACTTTCTTGTAGTCAAGGTGAAAAGCCTAAAATCGGGCATAGGGCTGTGTAGGGCGCATAAAATAGCGGGTACGTACCCCCCGCAAGGTGTTGATTCCAAAGGCTTTAAGACCAACTAGCCTTCGGCTAGCACTTGACATTATAATAGCGGCCTGCTAGCCTAGCTTTGCAGCCCGGTTCCCATTTCAAGCTATTCACTGTGAGGATCATATGCGATGTAGCAATAAAGCTTGTCCATATCGTACTAAATTCCTTGCATGTAGGAGTTTGGGTATCACTCCAGCTGATTTGGAAGCGGCGTTGTTTGCGATGCAATCTGCAATGGAACAATCTGCAAGGCAAGCTAAATCGAGTTCCAAGGTAGTTAAATCAAAACGAAAGAGGAACAAAAAATGAAGCAAAATACAGTCACGAAAGTGTGGTACGAAGTCGTTGGAGATGGTGGAGAGAAGTCTCGTGCATTTACGTCAGAAGAGGCTTTCAATAAGAAAGTCGCGAAGGCTACGAAAGATGGCGAAGCCGTGCCTACTCTCGTAAACCAGCTGACGTATACAGTTGCTTTCGCTGAGACTCTCGACGAGGCTCTCGCACTAGCGGGAGGGGATGAGAGCATCGCCGTCACGCACTTCAACTACGGTTCTAGCTTGCGCCAACATAATGAAGCTAGCGATATGCTCAGCGATCCCAACTTCCAGCCTCAGGATGGTCCAGTAGATATGGCGTTTTCTGTCGCTGAGAAGAGCGAAGGTCGCCGGAAGCAGACTAATGAGGAGAAGGCTGCGAAGGCTCTCGGTGTTACTGCCGAGCAGCTCATTGCGGCGCTTGCGAGCATTAAGCAGGCGAATGCAACTCAACAGCCTCAGGTTGCGAATAGCGCCTCTTAGTTTGTAGTAGCATCGCTGAAAGCGGGCGAGGTATTCCTATATCCTCGCCTCTTCAGTAGTGC